TTACATTGCACTTATTATTTGTGTTGCTTTTTCATCTTCTTCTTTGTATGTTTCTTCAAGTAAATGTGAATAAACCTCTGTGGTTACTGATATATTTTTATGTCCTAGTCTTTTCGAAATGTAATATATAGAAATGCCTTTGGCTAATAAATATGAACAGTGAGTGTGACGTAGTGCATGCGAAGTAATTTCTTTGATACCTAGATTTTTACAATATACTTTTAAACGTTTATTAACCGCATTGTTTGTTAATTCGCCAAAAATAGTACCGTCGATTGTTCTAGGTAACTGATCGATAGACTTAATAATATGATTCATATCTTTTTGACTGATAGATACATAACGAGGGGACGAATCTGTTTTATGCTCATCAATATAAATTTCGCTTTTAACTTGGTTAATATATTCACGTTTTAGATTCAAAGCGCCACTTATGCGACAACCAGTACAAATCATGATGAATAGTACGAGTGATGATGCGTTATCTTTAGTCATCAAATGCTGTTTTAATACTTCATAGTCTTTTAGATTGATATACTTACTATCTTCACTTTTGTTAGGCTTACTAGCTCTATAATTCACTTTAAAAGTAGGGTTCTTTGCAATAAGTCCTTCATATACTGCATCGTCTAATGATGTTCTAATATAGCCGTTTAGTTTTCTAATAGATTCTTTCGAATGATGTTTTGAAAACTCATTTATAAAATCTTGATAGTGGTATCTCGAAATATCCTTTAACTTTTTCTTACCAATAGGGTGGTTATTGATGTGTTCTATAGCAGAAGAATAGGACTTGTAAGTTTTAGGTGTTACGGTTGACTTTTTAAACGTTTCGCACCAGGTTTTGAAATAGTCGTATAACGTTAAATTAGGTTCGTACTCAATACCTTGCTTTAACTCACTTAACTTTTCTAAACCTGCAGAATTTGCCTCTCGCTTTGTCCGAAAACCTTTCTTACGATATCGTTTGCCTTCATATTTAAATTCATATTGCCATTTTTTACCGTCATAACATCGTGTTTGCATGTTATCCCTCCTAAAAAAGGTAAAAAAATAATAAGGGTACGTGGGAGGTACCCGGAAAAATTATAACGATTTAAGCAACCTATTTAGAACATATAATTTCTCTAAATCGTATTGGGTTATACCTATTACTTCGAATAGATTATACTTACAATATTTTTCAATTTCTTTATATAAAATGTTTAACTCTTCAATGAATTTTTTTCGAATTCCAGCTGGTTTGGTGAAGATCATAATAGAAATAATTAATGAATACAGGTCGTTTTTTCCAATCCCTTTTTTATATTTTGCTTTATCTATAAAATCATATTCAAGTAACGAATTTACAAAAGATAATGATAAATGAGCAGTATCTTCATTGGATTTAAACGAATAAAACCTTTGTCCATGTGCAATGACATTTCTGTATTGTCTAAGGATTTCTAATATTGGAATAGCAACCTCTTTTAATGAATCATCAGTTTCCAAACCACATACTTTTGAAGCGACCGATTGTTTATCTTTAGGCTTTAAAATTGAAAACCATTTAATCGTTTCTCCAAAATTAAGGGGGATTATTAATATCCACGGTGGGATATGATTGTGATTATTTCTATAGTGCTTAATCGAATCATTTTTTAAATAATCTCTATATTTAGATAGGTGTCGTAAATGACCAGATCTAAAACTGTTGTTTCCATCATAGTTTTTAGCATCTAAATATGAATTTCTTATATCATATCCTGTTATTTGCTTACCTTTTTTGTTTGTAAACGTTCTTTTAAGAGTGGGTTCTTGAACACCATAATTTTTAGCTACAGTTGCAGATAAATTAGTTTTTAAAGATTGTTCTATTAGTATTATGTACTTAAAAATTATATTCTTTAAACGAGTGTCGTATTTATAGCACATATAAAAATCATTAAATGTAACATTTTCTTCATATTGCCCATTTGCTTGTTTGAAAAGAGGAGAATATGCGTTTATCAACGAGTAATATGATATTGTTTCTAATTGTTCCAAAGCAAATTTTTTATTTTCTATTCTCACTCCACGATATTCCAATAAAACCAATTGTTCTTCACAGCTTAAATATGGTTTATTATAAACTGAAGTTTCTAGTAATGTTTTTATTGATTCAATGTCTCTCATAAATAATCCTTTCAACGAAAAAAGCCCTCATGCATAGCATGAAGGCTTATCCGAGTCATTTCAAGAATGACCATTTCATACTTGCATTATAAATGTTTTTTCTTAATTAGTCAATTTTAAAGATAAACAAGAGTGAGTGGCTTCCATCCCTCAACCTCCTTTGCTTAATTAATCTTCGTCTTCATCTACTTTACTTTCAATAATTTTAAGCACCTTTCTTACTTTATAAGATGTGATATCTTTAGGTAAAGAATAGGTGAAGTAATTATTCTTATTCGTTTTCACTTCGTAAACAATTTCATTTAATTTTATTTTGCAATTTAAAATTATCATCCATTGTCTCCTTAAAATAGATAAATTCAATACACCTCATATAATCTAAAAACTCTCAATGGCTCAAACGTAATAGCATAATTGCCGTAGTGAGTGCCAATACCATGTTTTTGTTTGTAATGTTCCAATATTTCTAATACGTGTTCTTCACTTAACTGAACGTATTCCGCTAGTTCGTATAAGTTACTTACACCGTAGTGATGTGCCTCTACAATAATACGCAAGGGCAGTGCGGCCTCGTATCCATGACGTCTTGCGTAGCTTTCAAATTTGCGGTTAATCCATTTAGATTGGTCTAAGATGTTCCCGTATGTAAGTTTGTGATGTGCTAGTTCTTCGTATAGCACTTCGGCTTTGCGTGTTTCGGATAAATCTTTATCTATCAATATTATGCCGTCTTTATAGAAACCGCTATACCCATCAGGTAGCGAATGTGTATCTTTAATTTTAATGTGTTCATTCTCAGCAAGTAATTGTTCGTAACGTGACATTAAAACCAATCCCTTTACTTGTCTTCTTTTTTAAATCTATCTATTAAACTCATTATGTAATCAACATCTTCTTGTTTAAGTTCACCCTCTAGATGCGCTGCTAATGTTTGTGGTTGTTCGATTTTTATTTCCTTTCTTCCACTTAACTCATCTAAAGATACATTAAAGTAATCTGACAAGGCACTAGCATGTTCCATAGAAGGGCTAGTAGTACCTTTTTCCCATCTGTCTATTGATGCTTTCGAAAATTTAACTTCATATTTTGTATTAAGTCTATCGCTCAATTCTTTCAATGATAAGTTGCGGGATTTTCTTAATTTACTTAGGTTGTCTGAGAAATTAGTCATATTTTTTACTCCTTGTTTGTATTTTACAAACTTATTATATAAGTTTGTTCTCATATTTGCAACACATTTTACAAATTAATTTCTCAAAAATGAAATTTATTTGTTGACATCGAAACATCTGACCTGTATAGTAATCAGTGTAATCTCATAAATGAGACGAAAGAGGTGATTACAACATGAACAAAAAGAGATATCAAGGTTTAAGGAATTTCATTGATGAGAGTGAATATTCTCATAAAGACGTAGCTAATATGATTGGTATGAACCCTGCACGCTTCAGTCAAAAGATAAATAAAAACAAAAGTAATTTTACTATTGATGAAGCTAGTGCTATATGTGATGTTTTGGATATTAGCATGGATGATTATTTTTTTAATCACAACGTCTCAAAAATGAAACGAGAACCACAAACAACTCAAAGGAGGAACTAAAAAATGAATAAAAAAATGAACTACGTAAAAATAGCGCTCTTAACTATCATCTTGGTAGACCTAGTTAAGAACACTATTAAAAAGAATAAAGTTACTGTATCAACTCAATCATTTATTGATGAGAGATATTCGCAACGTTCAAATTAAACATCTCAGTTTTGCCACAGTTTTTACAAACTGTAACGAACATATCCATGCTTGGAGCAGGCAATTCTTGAGATATAGCTGGTAGACCAAAAATTTCATCAGAAATCACTACTTTAGGTTCAGAGCAACATGGAGCGTGTTGTGTAGAATTATAAAACTTTTCGATTTCTTTAAGTTGGTCTTGGTTGAATTTAAAAGTTCCCATTATTAATCACTCCTTTCTAAATCAGATAGGAAAATTATAGCACAGAAAAACGGGAGCAAGACTTAATTACAAATAAACGGAAAGAAGGAGATAGAAGTTGAACAAGATAGAAGATTTTGAAAAATCTATTAGAGCTTTTGATAAACATGGTGTTTTTGAGTACACAATTCATGAAAATATGTTAGCTCACATTTTACCTAACTTAGAAAGACAAGTAACTTTTGGGACAGGTAAAAACGGTCTTGAAAAATGGTGTACCAAAAAATTCACAGCAGATTTTTTCGACCCGATTAATAACATCGTTATAGAAGTTGACGGTAGTAGTCACAATAACGAAAGACAAAAAATAATCGACAGATTAAAAGAAATCTTTTTTGAACAAAAAGGCATAAAAGTTTATCGAATTTCTAACGAAAAGGTTAAAGAAATTTTTGATAACGAGTGTCAGAAAGGAGTAGAGATACTTAATGCAGTATTCCGTTGATGAATTCAAATATAACGAATTACCAAAAGAATTATCTGATTTTATTATCGAAAAAGAGAATATCTTGAACGGAATAAAACACAGATACGCAAAAGAAGTAGGAAAAGTTTTTTATGAGGCACAACAAGAATTCAGCGACTTTAACAATGGTGGACTTTTTGAAAAATGGTACACGTCAATTGGTTTCAAAAAAAGAAATGTTTATAACTACATTCAAATTTATAACGAAGTGCAACAGTTGCACGGCGACCAATTAGAAACGTTTGAAGAATTACCAAAACGATTGCAACTAGAAATTTCAAAACCATCGCACATTCCTGAACTAAAAGAAAAAGTTTTAGATGGCGATATTAAAACTCATAAAGAGTACAAAGAATTGGAACGCAAACTTAAACAACGTGACGAACAAAACGCTCAACTTCAATCTCAAGTAGAACAAGCGCAACGTTCAGAAGAAATTGCTAAGAAACAACTAGAAGATGCAGAGAGTAGAGAGCCGGAAGTTATTGAGCGATATTCAGAGCCAAAAGACTACCAAGAAGCTATCAATAAATCAGAAGAACTTGAACGTAAAAATAGAGATTTAGAACAACAAATCAAATTTTATAAAAATCGTTCTAAAAGAAAAGAGGAGGATAAGGTGGTTGAGGAAAAGGACGAAAATCAAGTTATTGACGCAAGAATTGAAATCAATCGAGATAACGCATCATTAGAACCTGAAGTCAGAAAAGCAATTAGACACGAAAGTTCAGCGGACGCATTTATAAGTGCAGCTGAAGAAATAGTAAGTATTTTTGACAATGAAGTGGAAGATGTACAACTATTTGAAAAATTTATTTCTACATTAAATTATAAGGCGTTATCAAAAGCGGAAGAAAGAATTAAAAAAATAAAAGAAATTGGAGGATATGAATAATGAGAACTAGAACATTAAACGTTAAGGATTTAGCAACAGACATGAGTTATCAATCACCTGTAAAAGAGGCGCAGGTTAAAAAGATAGTAAAAAACTTTGACGAAGGATCAATTGGAACAATTTACGTCAATTTAAGAAATGATGGAATTTACTACATTATCGATGGGCAACACAGAGTTACTGCATTAAAAAGATTAGGAATCTCTACTGTCAAAGCAAATGTATACGAAGGTTTAACAGTAGAAGAAGAAGCTAAGAAATACAAAGATTTCAATACTCGACCTACTAAATCTCCAAACTCAATTGCTAAGGCGGATTTAAAATTCGGTGATGAGTTTGCTGAAATGATTTTATTTAGCGTATTAGAAGCAGGTATGGACATTGATTATGACAACCAAAACCAAAGGCACGGATATATCTCAGCTTATCGTTCGCTAGAAAGAATTTACAAAAAATATGGAAGTGCTGGTTTAACTGAAACTATTAAATTCATTAAAAACACTTTCGGCGATGAAAAACCATACTTTCAAGGTTTTATCTTAGAAGGTTTTGCTAAATTTTTAGCTACTTACTACGAAAAAATCAATCAAAAAAATCTATCAGAACGTCTAAGAAAAACTGGCTTCAGTGATTTTATGGCAGAAGTAAATAAACAAAGACCAAGTTTTAATTCAAAAAAAGAATGCCTGCCATTCGTAGTAGCAGACATTTATAACAAAAGACGTTCAAAAGATAACAAACTCAACAAAATTTATTTACATGACTAATTATACCACACGAGGTGGTGTATAGCCACCTCTCACAATCGAACAAACAAATTAAAGGAGGAAAAACACATGCTGCAAAAACTAAAAATAGCTAAAGAAAAAAGCAAATTAAAACTTAATTTATTAAAACATGCAAACAGTAACTTAGAAACAAGAAACAACCCTGAACTGTTGCGAGCAGTTGCAGAGTTGCTTAAAGAAATTAGTCGATGAATTCGATATAAGAAATTCCAGCACTTACAGTACTAACTGTTCTATCACCAACAAAAGTATAACGTTTACCTGAAGAAAATACTTTTGAAGATACATCTTCTTTAGAAACTTTAGTATTACCACTATTAGAACTCATAAGAAGATATTGGAAATTCTCGACGATTGATTCATCTCCGGAAGAATATTTTATAAAAGCTTTCATTAAATCCACCTCCCTTCATTAAGGGATAAAAACATTATACACGAAAGGAGTATTTAAGATGACGCAAACTTTAACTGTAACTGTACCAATACCCGACACACACGTACTTGTCGCTAAAGACGAATACGACGAGTTATTAAGTTATTCACTAGATCCAGTTTGGGACTTAAAAGAATTGAAACGCAAATTGAAAATGTCATCTGACGAAACTATTAAAGACAGATTACTATTCAATCCGAAGTTTGAAAAATTACTCAAAAAGCAGGGCATCGCACATTATCCAGATGAAAGTTTGAACCGTTGGAGATTCAACGCTAGAAAGATGAGTAAATTCATCGACGAACATTTTGAAGAAATCCACAAGGGGGTGAAGAAATGACAAACAAAGACAAAACAATATTGATCAGCGGAATGATGTTCAACGTAACATTTTTCTTAGCAATGATGCTAAACATCTTCATCACAAACGCAATAGCGATTGCAATGGTTGCATCAACAGTAACGTATTTATTCTTTGACAAACTGTTTTACGCACAAAAAAAGACTGATACCCACGCCAATGAGTAACAGTCTGAATTTAACCAAAATATACAACTTAATTTAATCAAAATATACGGAGGTCGTCAAGTTGAAACACAAATTATTAAAAATCGCTAATGACTTAAACACATTAAGTATTCACAGTAAAGAGAATGTTAGATGCGATTTCGGAACAAGCTCTTTTGAAGATGAAGTATATCTGTTCTTCTATCACTACTCAGATGAGTATGACGCAGAAGTTAAGAGTATTTTGTTTGCTGAATTTCATACATCAGAAAAACTTCGTGACAAATTCGAACTAGCTAAAAAAGTGATTAAAGGGAAGTGCTTGATTAATGAATAAATTACAAGAACAAGAAATCGAAACAATTGAACAAGATGAACGTTTTAAAGTAACAGATTTAGAAAGTGCTAATTGGGTGTTCAAAAAGCTAGATGCAATCAATTCTAAAGAAGAAGAAATAAATGATCTAGCTGATAAAGAAATTGAACGTATTAAATCATGGAAAGATAAAGAAACTGAAAAACTACAAAGCAGCAAAGAATATCTTGAAAGTTTAGTTGTAGAGTATTTCAAAGTCGAAAAAGAAAAAGATAATCGTTTCAAGTTAAACACACCATATGGAAAAGTGACTTCACGAAAAGGCTCTAAAGTTATTCAAGTTAGTAATGAACAAGATGTTATTAATCAACTTGAACAAAGAGGTTTCAATGACTATGTAAGAGTGAGTAAAAAATTAAGTCAGTCAGACATCAAAAAAGATTTCAACGTAGCGGAAGATGGAACGTTAATTGATGCTAATGGTGAAATTTTAGATGGTGCAAGCATTGTAGAGAAACCAACATCTTACACAGTAAAGGTGGGAGATTAAATGAGTGAAGAAAAACAAGAAGCTCAAGAAAAAGTAAGCATACTCAAAAAGTTAAAGATAAACAACATTGCTGAGAAGAACAAAAGAAAATTCTATAAGTTTGCAGTTTACGGAAAAATCGGCTCAGGCAAAACAACGTTTGCTACAAGAGATAAAGATGCTTTCGTCATTGATATTAATGAAGGTGGAACAACGGTTACTGATGAAGGATCAGATGTAGAAATCGAGAACTATCAACACTTTGTTTACGTTGTGAATTATCTACCTCAAATCTTACAAGAGATGAGAGAGAACGGACAAGAAATCAATGTTGTGGTTATTGAAACTATTCAAAAATTAAGAGATATGACATTGAATGATGTGATGAAAAATAAATCTAAAAAGCCAACATTCAATGATTGGGGAGAAGTTGCTGAACGAATTGTCAGCATGTACAGATTAATAGGAAGACTTCAAGAAGAATACCAATTCCATTTTGTCATTACAGGTCATGAAGGTATCAACAAAGATAAAGATGATGAGGGTAGCACTATCAACCCTACTATCACTATTGAAGCACAAGAACAAATTAAAAAAGCTATCACTTCTCAAAGTGATGTATTGGCTAGGGCAACGATTGAAGAATTTGATGATAACGGAGAAAAGAAAGCTAGATATATTTTGAACGCTGAGCCTTCTAATACATTCGAAACCAAGATTAGACATTCACCTTCAATCACAATTAACGATAAGAAATTTGTGAACCCAAGTATCAGTCAAGTAGTAGAAGCAATTAGAAACGGAAACTAATAAAAAATAAAAGGACGGTAATCAATTATGAACTTCAATTTAAACTTACAAAACGCTCAAAAATTAGGTAACTATATGCAACCAGGTCAATACAGTGTGAAAGTAAAAAACTTCGAAAGTAAAAACTCTAAAAATGGTCACCCTCAATTTGTTATTACATTCACTCACAAAGAAGAAGGAGACTTCACTCATTACGCTAACGCTGATATGGAAAATGAGTTTGCTAGAAATTGGATCTACACATTCTTAGATGACTTAGATGTCCAAAGTGATAACGGAATGTTCAATTTCACGGAAAGAGATGTTATCGGTAAACCAATCAATATCGAATTAGAACGTAAATACAATGACTACACAGATAAATGGAATACTTCTTTAAAACGTGTTTGGAAATTTGACGGTACACCAGTATTTGAAAAATATGAAATTAAAGATAATCAAAAGAATAACAATAACGAACAACAAACAAGTAAACCTAATTTGAACAGTCCAAATAATCCATTCGCAAATGCTAATGGTCCAATTGATATTAGTGATGGAGACCTTCCGTTCTAATCGGAGTGATTTAAGTGCAGCAAATTATTAAGTATCAACAAAATAGCAAAGGTTTATACGATGTGGTTATTACTAATGTTGAAATACCTGAACAAGCTATTGATTTATTGGACTTAGGCAAACCTATTGATGTTGATTGTTCAGTGATAGATCCAAATTCTATCACTGGCAAACAACGTAGGTTGATATTCGCATTATGTAACGATATAGAAGCACATACAGGACAACCTAGAGATTATATGAGGCAAATGTTCCAAGATTATGTGAAGTTCTTACATGGGTATGAACAGCGAATTTCATTAGCCGATTGTACAAGAACGATTGCCAAACAAATTATAGATGTAATGTTCGAATGGATATTCACTAATGGAATACCACTAAATTACAAAACAAGCGAAATGATGAAAGAAGATAAAAATTATCTTTATTGGGCAACTATCACTAGACATTGTGTCATATGTGGCAAACCCAATTCAGACCTAGCACACCTAGAAGCAGTAGGTAGAGGAATGAATAGGAATAAGATAAATCACTATGATAAACACGTTTTAGCACTATGTCGTAAACATCATACGACGCAGCACCAAATGGGGATAAAAAGTTTCAACGAGTATTACCAACTACAAAATAGTTGGATAAAAGTTGACGATAAATTAAATGCCATGCTGAAAGGAGAGAAAGCGAATGATAGATAGATTTGATGTAGGAGAACGTATCAACGATAGAAGATCACGTTTAGGAATGACACAAAACGAATTAGCTAACAAAATTGGAATAACTAGATCAACAGTTCAGAAATGGGAGTCTGGTGTTCATCTACCTAAAAAAGAAACGATACCTAAAATAGCTAAACACCTAAATTATAACGAAGGTTATCTGTTATACGGAGATGACAGTAATGAGTAATTTATTAATTGACGATTATCCGATACTTGTACTTCCTAAGTTAGCAACTGAGATAGGACTTAATGAAGCAATTGTATTACAGCAAATGCACTACTGGTTGAAGAAAAGTAATCATAACTACGATGGTAAACGCTGGATATACAATTCATTCCCTGAATGGCAAAAACACTTTCCTTTTTGGTCGGTAATAACAATCAAGCGTACTGTATACAGTTTAGAAAAACAAAATCTACTTTACGTAGGTAATTATAATAAAGCGAAATTCGACAAAACGAAGTGGTACAGCATTAATTATGAAACTTTGGAAGGTATGAGACGACCATCGTATCAAAATGATACGACGAGTGTATCAAAAAGATACGATGGAGCGTATCAAAATGATACGACCAATACCAGAGACTACACAGAGATTACAACAGAGACTACTAACAATAATATATTGTCTCCTTCGTCGACTGCATATCCTTACAAAGACGTGATTGATTACCTTAATAAAAAAACTGGTAAGCACTACAAATCAACGACTAAGAAAAATCAAACAGTCATACGTGCTAGAACAGATGAAGGTTTTACATTAGATGACTTCAAACAAGTTATTAATAACAAGGTTGTCGAATGGAAAGGCACAGACATGGAAAAGTATCTACGACCTGAAACGTTATTTGGTACTAAATTTGAAGGATATCTTAATCAAGAAACACAACCTAGTGGCATGGATCAACTTAACAGAATGAAGTATGACGAAAGTTATTGGGACTAGGAGTGGTAAGTAATGCAATCATTAGGAAGTTTAGCAAGAAATATCAAGCCTAATCAAAACATTGTAGAAGAAGAACATAATCTTAAATGTGAAAGATGTGGCAACACCTACGACTATTACAAATTCAGTAATGGACAAGAGTTCAGACATGGTTGTGAATGTGAATTGATTGAAATAGGAAAAAAAGAAAGAGCGGAAAGAAAAGAGAAATATCTCAATCGTATCTTTAACCAATCTAATGTGAATGCGTCTTTAAGTGATGCAACAGTTAACAGTTACCAACCACAAAACGAACACCAAGTACATGCAAAGAGTACGGCTATTGAGTACGTTAAAGGTTTTTCGATAGATGAACCCAAGTCATTAATACTACAAGGATCATACGGTACTGGAAAAAGTCATTTAGCCTATGCCGTAGCAAAGGCAATTAAGCAACAAGGATATTCGGTAGCGTTCATGCACATACCAATGTTAATGGAACGCATTAAAGCAACATACAATCGTAATGCTACTGAAACGACAGATGAGTTAGTTCAGTTACTAAGCAGCATAGATTTGCTTGTACTTGATGATATAGGCGTAGAAAACACTGAACACACATTAAACAAACTATTTTCAATTGTAGATAACAGAGTAGGTAAGAATAATATCTTTACTACTAACTTTAGTGACAAAGAATTAAATCAAAATATGAACTGGCAACGGATCAATTCACGCATGAAACAAAATGCGAGAACGGTTCGGGTGCTTGGTGATGATTTTAGAGGACGTGACGCATGGTGACGATGGACAACATTAAGCGAATACTTGAGTGTTCAGATATGTACGCTGAGAAATTAATTAGATGGGCAAACGGGGACGAAAAAGCATTAGTCGACCTAATCAATCAAAAGTTAAAAGAAAAAGAAGAACGAGCAGCAATCGTGGAGGTGTACTAATGGCAATTATCGAAAAGTATTACCTTTATAGACCTGACGGAACAGAAGAAATAAAGGTAGAGAAAAATGAGCTTAATCTAAATATCGTTAAAACGCTCACAGGCGCTCATTTTAGCGAAGAATACAAAGAGATGACAGATAGTGAGCTAAAACATTTCAAAGGCGTATATGAGCTTCTGTATGAAGAAGAACTAGGCTTGCAATCAACGATATTTGATATCTAGGAGTGACAACGTGCAGATAGAAATTAACTTTAACGAAACGTATGAGGCACCTATTGGCTCGCCTCGTCCACGTTTCAGAAATACAGGTAGATATGTTCAAACATACATGCCAGCGTCTTATACAAAGCATAAGGACTTCATCAGAGAGCAGATGCCAAAAGCGTTACTCGATGGAAAATTGAAAGTGACATTATCGTTTTACTTCAAGGCACCAAAAAGCTGGAGTAATCGTAAAAAGTTATTAGCAATTGGACAGTACAAACGTACTAAACCAGATATAGATAATTTAATCAAAACTGTGTTAGATGCAGCGAACGATCACCTATGGAAAGACGATAATCAAATCGTTGAAATACACAGTTTTAAGCAATATGCAGAGGAACCAAAAATTATTTTAGAAGTGGAGGAAGTGTAATGCAGGAAGAAACACTAAAACTCACATTCGACCTAACAGTTGAAGTAGAGCAACCTATTTGGATAAACAAACATGCAGATAGAGAAAACTACATTGAACATTACTCTAATAGATATAAAAATGATCCTGACAATTTACTCGATAATATTAAAAACATTACTGACGTTAGTGTCAGTTACGCAGATTGGAAGTGACACCATGATAAAAGTGAATTTAAACGGTAAACGTTACAGATTGTGTGATGTGTACAAATATTTTGATGTATCAGATAGTACGGTTCGTAAGAGATATGACGAAGGACTGCGTGGACCAGAATTAATACATGGCAAAGGAGTTTATGAATATGGTGCAGACATACGAAAGAAACGAAAAGCAATTAACAGCTAAGCAGTTGTACGAGATACAACAAGCTGAACTTAGACACGAAAGAGCGTTGAAACGTAAACGTAGAGAAGAACGCATTGCTAGGGCTAAACGTGCAGAACGTGAAGTTGCTAAGCACAGAGTGAATAGTAAGTGGTTTAGATACTTATCAGAGAATGACATATTTCCAAAGGTAAGGGGGTAGCGAAATGGAATTACATGAATTAAATAAAGGCGATGACATTTGGTTTAAATATCCTAAAGCTAAAACATCATTCCCGGCTGTTGTGGAAGAGTTGAATTATAACTTTAATGGCGAACCTTACCTTATGGTGCGTGTTGGTAGTGAGTTAGTAAAGATTGATGATAGATACGACATAGTAAAGGTGTAGATGAAAATGACAATTATTAGTAATAAAAAAGTAGACATGGTGAATAAGCCAAAACATTACACATACGGTGACATCGAAGTCATAGATTTTATTGAACAAGTAACGAAAGATTACAAACCAGAATTAGCGTTTAGTATCGGTAATGCAATCAAATATATCAGTCGTGCTAATCATAAGAATGGTAGAGAAGATTTAGATAAAGCACGTTGGTACTTAAATCGTGCATTTGAAAAGTGGGAGGACGCATGAAGTTTATAGACATATGTAGTGGTATTGGAGGCTTCCGTTCTGCATTAGAGAAACACGGTCATAACTGCGTAGCATTCGCAGAAATAGATAAGTTCGCAAAACAAAGTTATAAAGCAATTTACGATACAGAGAATGAAATAGATATAGGGGATATTACGCAAGTTAGTGATGAATATTGGCAACAGTTTAAAGGTAAGTGCGACATTATCGTGGGTGGAACACCTTGCCAATCATTCTCTATTGCAGGCAAAAGAAAAGGTTTTGAAGATACTCGAGGGACAGTGTTCTTTAGCTATGTTAATGCAGTCAAGAATGTTGAACCTAAATATTTCATCTTTGAAAACGTAAAAGGTCTTATTAGTCACGATAAAGGAAATACAATTCGAACAATGTTGTTAGCATTTGATGAAATAGGTTATGAACTAGATTTTGATGTTTTTAATTCTAAATGCTATGGAGTGCCACAAAACAGAGAAAGAATTTATATCGTTGGAAGAAAGAAAGACGAAAACAATATCAATTACGGGCAACAAAACATATTCGAATATATTTGAGGTGATTGTATGAAAAACCAATTATATGAAGAAATGTACAGATTTTATTTAAAGGGATATTCATTACAAGAAGTGGCAAAACAATTTGGACTTACTAGACAAGCTGTTTATACAGGTTTTAAAAGAAGAGGATTTAAGTTAAGAAGTAAGAATTTTAATAAATTCGTTGTCTATGATGGTAAAAAATTCACTCTTAGAAATAATGGATATTATGGTTGTACTACTGGAAAAAGAGAATTACTACACAGATATAAATACGAAAAAGAAGTGAGACCAATATTAGATGGTTGGGATATACATCACATAGATCATAACAAACTTAACAATGATATAGATAATCTTGTGGCTTTACCTAAAAGTATTCACGCATGGTTATTCGCAGAAGGGAGCAATCAATATGTCGAAAAAACTGCAGGAGTTGAAAAAATGGGCCTCGTTGAACATTACATTAACCAATTTGTTGCCAATAAATACTACGTGTAATGTTACAACACGACTAGTTGACATCTTAGAGAAAGACGTAGACGAAACTTACTATTTGTCAGAGTCGGGTTATCTCGCTAAGGAAGAATATGGACGTATGGGCAAACAAGCTGTTGAAACTATAAAAGAAAACATGGAAGAAATACGTGATGGTTACACAATTAATGCTTTTAATAAAACAATTGATAAAAGCGGTTTAAGTCCTACATTAACGACTAGACCAGAAGGGTTTAAAACAGCTATTTTACTTGTTGTTGATCAATTAAGGGTTAGAAAACTTACACCGTTAGAATGTTGGCGACTTCAGGGCTTTACAGATGAACAGTTTTATAAAGCTAAAAATAGCGGAGTGAGTAAATCACAATTATATAAACAAGCAGGTAATGCAGTAACTGTTAATGTTGTAGATGCGATTGTGGGTGAGTTGAAATGATACTTAGCGATACAATCAACCAACGCTATCGCTATGCTACACAAGGCAAGACACCTACACAGATACAACAGGAATTACGCAAGCTAGGTGTCAAAGGCTTTGTGGTTAAGGTGGTAGGAAGTAGAGTGACGATGTTAGTAAGTGAGAACGATATTAAAAGGAATAGGGAGTGTGTAAGGGATGGCAAAGATTAAACGTAAGGTAGAGATGACATTACCAGAATTAATTGAGTGGGCGTGGGAGAATGAAGTTAGTGATAAGGCTTTTTATAGCAATCTTGATGGTGGTTCTGTGTATTTCGATAAAATTCAAAATTTGTCGATAGAGCATGAAATTGCTATAAATGAAACTTTCACAGTAGAAGTCGAAGAAGAAATTACGAAAGAAACGGCAATTCCTAGACTTTTAGAAGTTAGAAATTTAATACCTTTAAAAAATATCGGGTGGCATTATTTTAAATCATTAAAACCTTATTTGCATGTTAACCACTCTATTTCGGAAATTGAAAATAGACATAGTATTGCTTTCTACATGCTTAATGATGATATGACGATGACTTTAATTTGGAAAGACGGAAAATTAGTAGATTAAAAGGAGTAAGTAACATGATACCTAAATTTAGAGCATGGGATAGAGATATAAAAATGATGTGTGATGTATTAAAAATAGATTTTGGAAACAGAACATTATTTTACCGTCATTGGTTGTATGGTGTAAGTAGAGAAATTGATATAAAAGAAGTAATTATTATGCAAGCAACGGGAGCAAGATATATTTACGACGAAAAAGGTAAAGAAATTTTTGAAGGCGACATTGTTAAAACTAGAGCTTCTGAGTATGGAAGATTTATCGGTTATGTAGATAACGCTATATCACGTTTTCAAGTACGAGGAGTTAAGCAATATAAAGGTTTAAGTATAGATTTAGATGGAACTTGTGAAATTATTGGCAACATCTACGAAAACCCAGAGTTATTGGAGGATAACTAATTGGACATCAACAATCTCTACACCTACAAAGCAACATGCACCAATGTTGTGGACGGAGACACGATAGATATATTACTTGATTATGGCTTTGATACCTACGCTAAACGTCGTGTACGTTTGCTAGGTGTCGATACGCCAGAAAGAGGACAAAAGAAGTTTAAAGAGGCAACTAATTTCACTAAATCATGCGTAGAGAATAAAGACATCTACGTGCAGACGTACAAAAGTGACGTGTTCGGTAGGTATCTTGCAAATGTGTGGTACGAGAACGGACAACGTAGTTTGAATGATGATCTAAGGGATGCAGGGCTATTAAAAGAGAATTCGAAATGGAATGAGGGATAAGGAATGGCGGAAGAGTATTGGAAAGATATAAAAGGATATGAAGGACTTTATCAAGTTAGCAATTTAGGAAATATCAAAAGCATTGATAGAAGTATAAAACGCAGTACGAGTTTAATGAAATTGAAAAGTAAACCTATATCACAATATGTAGGCAATAGAGGTTATCCGATGGTCAGTTTATGTATAAATGGAAAATGCAAACGATATTTAGTTCATAGAATTGTAGCAATAGCATTTCTTCCAAATCCGCTAAATAAAGCATATGTAAATCATATAGATGGTAATAAACAAAATTCAAATTTAGAAAATTTGGAATGGTCAACACCTACCGAAAATTCTATTCATGCACATAAACACGGTTTGGCTAACGTAGCTAGAGGAGAAAGACAACACTCATCCAAACTAACTGTAGATAGAGTTAAATATATAAGAGAAAGTTCAAAAACAGTTAGAGAGCTATCAATAATGTTTAATGTTTCAAAGCAATCAATTAGAGACGTGAAAATGAAACGTTCTTGGAAACATATAGATTAAAAGGAGCGTGCAGACGATGAAAGATAAAGATTATAAACGTGCATGGCTAGAGTTAAAAGAAAAGCTATTAGAAGAATATCCTAGCTTGCATGATTTACATTGGCCAGAAGGTAAAAGTTACAGCGATTATGATAATGGTCGATTAGAGAAACTAGAGAATGTACTTATAAAAATGGACGAACTTGACGGCACTAACGATTTTAAAAATTTATTAAGTGATTTGGAGCGTGGTAGTGATGAGTAGTCCAAAATTTAAACCATGTCCATTTTGTGGTGGTCTACCGGATATACGTTATAGCTTTAATACATTATTAATTGAATGTACTAATAAAAATTGCAAAATACAACCGTCTACATGGATGCACGTTCATACCAATAATGCAGAAAAACTTATAAAAATTTGGAATAAAAGAAAAGATTTGGAGGAACAATAAATGGGAATTTTACCAATTAAATTATTATCAGAAAATGCAATCTTGCCAACGAGAGCAAATCCAACAGATAGTGGATTAGATTTATATGTCGCAGAAGATACAACAATTCCAGCACATAGTACAGTCGTAGTACCAACACACATTGCAATTGATTTAGCATATGGATATGAGGCGCAAGTGAGACCACGTTCAGGTAATTCACTTAAAACTAAGTTACGTGTAGCGTTAGGTACAATCGATCACACTTATAACAAAGAAATTGGAATTATCACAGACAATATCGGTGATGAGGCAATCGTAGTTAAAGCAGGTACACGTTTAGCACAATTAGTCATTGCGCCAGTAATGTTACCAGAGCCAACGGAGGTGCAAGAGTTTGACGAAGTATCGGAAAGAGGAGCATACGGAAGTACAGGGGAGTAAAGACATAGTAGCAGAGATTAAAAGAATACTTGGTAAGGAGTAACGAGGAATAGATAAAGTGAATATTAAAAAAGCGAGAAAAAAACCAGCTTATGGTATTTTACCAGATGTTATTAAAGCTGATTATATATAGGATAAGGAGTGAGTGGGAATGGAAGATAATCAAAATGACAAGAAATATATTATTGAAATAAAGAGTGGCTTGTATGTATCAACAAATGCATTTGGAAATGTATACAGTTTCACTAAAAACATAGAAGAAGCTATTAAAACTTCTTATTTAGATAGTGCTATGGATATTGCAGAACGCTGCTATGGTACTGTCAAAGAATACAGAATGAAACATGAGATTTTAGAGGTTGTAGAATAATGCAATACCTAATCAGAGAATTCAAAGATAGCACAGGTCACATTCACACTGACATTGAGAAAGTACGCACAAACGAAACTCTCTCTATTGTAGAAGCAGAAAGTAAAGAAGAAGCTGAAAAGAAAGCAAAGTGTATATTAAGTCAGCACGATAGATTACAACTTAGAAAATTATATCGTTTGCAAGACTTATTGGGATAAGGAGTGAACAGAATGAAAAGTAGTGAAGAAGTAGTCGGAAAATTAAAAAGTGTAATTAGCGATATTGAAGAATCAATGCAGGAAGATTCAATAACACTTACTTATAAATCAGCATTGGAACACGTTATAGAATATATCGAACATGGAGATGATGTAGATGATTAAACGCATATTAAAAATTTGGTTTACTATCGCTATGTATGAGTTAGGTAAGTATGTGACTAATGTAGTTATCGATTACTACAAATATAAACAAGATGAGGTGGAACAAGCACCTAAAGATTTTAGTAAGTACGATCAGATCCATTTGAATGATGAGGTGAGTGAATGATGAATTTACCGATTAATCAAGTATATGTAATTGAAACTAAAGACGGGGATTTCTATGAGGAAGAAGTGGAATTATACGGTAGTGATAATCTAGTAGCAACCACACTAAAGGTTACGAAAAATACGCAAGACGCTAAAAGGTTTTCAAGTCTTGATAAAGCTAATGACATTGCATATGCGTATGGTTTTAAAGTATTAGCGCTCAACACTTATTTAGAGGAGATAAATTAATATGTGGATAATCATATCAATATTATTAGCTATTGTTTGTCTCGTCTCTCTAGGTGTACAACATGAGCAACGTAAGGAGATAGAGGCACATAAGTATGCTAATGAATTATTGTTGCACAATATTAAAGAATGTATGGAAGATAAGTATAAGTAATGGAGGTAGTGCATGAACTTAGGTAAAACAGATATACCAAAGCTAGAAGAGTATTGGGAGAAGTACGAGGATATGAAAGGACAGTTGGTTTATCGCAGGTATGAGTTACTATACCAACCAACAGATACTAATCATGGTGGCGGTAAAAGTAATCTGCCTACAAGTCCAGTAGAGAATGAAGTAACTAAGTTGCATAGCGACCTGAAGTATCTAAACCTACAATCCATTATTCAAGCGATAGAAGATGTATATAACACTGCAACTAAAGAGCAACAGTTGATAGTTAATTATAGATATTGGGAAAAGGATTTAACAGTGTATGAATGGCCAGACATTGCACATGAATTAACTAAAGCTAGAGAAGATAATAAAGTAATTAGTAGAGACGCAACACTTCGTATGCGTAATCAATTAATGAGAGAAACAGCTAAGCGTATTGGTTGGATTAGCTTTGATTAAATCGCACTTCCGACATTGTAGAAGTGCGGGTAGTCAATACCTTATTATGATAGTATCAGATAAATAACACATGAGGCACATCACATAGGTGGTGTGTCTTTTTGTTTGGAGTAATAAGGATGAGTAAAGCATATGCAGACTATATAGAACAACGTACAAAGAATAGAGGTTTCTACTCTAATGCTAAGTGGCGTAAGACAAGACTAAAAGTATTAGCAAGAGATCATTTTGAGTGTGTGATGTGTAATGCAGAAGGTAGATTGACAATTAATCAGAAACAATCACTAGAAGTTGACCATATCAAAGAGTTAGAAATACGACCAGATTTAGCATATGAATTTTCTAATCTAAGAACACTATGTAAATTTCATCACAATAAACGTCATGGAAGATTTGAACATAATCCAAATAATCGGAAAAACAAATTCAATGACGAACAATGGTAAAAATAAAAATGTATAAAAATATTATTTAATTAAAAATAACAAAAGTGTAAAAAGTGTCAAATACCCCCCACCTAAATAAATCGCGCCACAAAAGGCTTTGCGGAAACCGGCGCTTGGCTCAACTTCGCAGATTTACTTCTCGAAAACATACATTAGGGGACTTGACAAACCGGAAATCATTAAAAATAAATTTTACAGGAAGGGGGAGGGACTTTGAAAAATGACAAGTATTTAAAAGACAAGCTAACTAAAAATCAAATCAAGAAAATTAATGAGACAGAAGATTATTTAACGAGTCAAATTGATAAAGAAAATAATGTTGAAGTTGAAAAAGTTGAGCGATATATCAACTTATTAAGACTATTCTATGCTTTGGATGTATACATTGAGCAGTCAGGACCGATAACAATTGTTAAAAACGCAAGTCAAGAATTTGTGAAAGCTAATCCAGCTATTGCAGAAAAGAATAAAGTGAGTGGTTCGTTGTTAGCTTTAGAAAAATCATTCCATTTAGATAAAAAAGCTGAAGAGCGTCGCAAATTAGAACAAGCGAAAGGACCTGATTTAACATGAAGATACCAAGTTATGTTACAGACTACATTAAAAAAGCTAAATCAGGTCAAATACTTTTTAATAAAGAACGCATTAAGCTTATATCTTTTTTAGAAGATAACATTTTGCAACGAGATGATTTATATTTTGATGATCAACGCATAGAAGATTACATCAAGTTTAGTGAAAAATGGTTTTTCCCATTGCAAGATTTTCAAAAATTTATTTCATGCTTCGTTTTTTTATATGAAGAAGAAAGCAAAACGCCTTATTTCTCAGAATTCTTTATATCAATGGCTCGTGGTGGTGGTAAGAATGGCTACATTAGTACTTTAGCAGCATTCTTTATGACACCTTTACACGGCATACCTAAATATAATATGTCAGTTGTTGCTAATAGTGAGAAACAAGCACTAGTTAGTTTTAGAGAAATATACGATATGGTGGAAAGTAATAATCTTTATGTAACTGGTGATCGTCCCAATAATCCATTTTACTTAAGTAAAGTTGCAGTTGAAGGTATTGAGACTAAATCGCAATTCTTATTTGATACGTCTAATGAAAAAACAAAAGATGGTGCTCGTGAAGGTTGTATCTTTTTTGATGAAGTACATGCTTACGAAAAAGACTCAATTATCAATATCAAACGAAGTGGTTTAGGTAAAGTCGCTCATCCTAGAACATTTTATATCGGAACTGACGGTTATGTTAGAGAAGGTTTTTTAGATAGATTGAAAGAACGTGCAGATAATGTATTGAAAGGTATAAGCCCTGAAGATAGATTATTCCCGTTTATTTGTAAAGTTGATGATAAAGATGAGGTTGATAAACCTGAAATGTGGGAGAAAGCAAACCCAATGTTTGAACAACCACGAAGTGAATACGGTAGTCAATTGTTTAAAGAAGTTCATCAACAGTATTTAGGGCTTCAATTTAATCCATCTAACCGTCCTGAATTCATGACAAAGAGAATGAACATGCCTGAAACAGATTCTCAAAGTGTTGTAGCACCGTGGGACGACATCATGGCAACCAATCGACCAATTCCACCACTTGAAAATAATGAATGTATTGGCGGCCTTGACTACGCAAGTTTAAAAGACTTTGCAGCAGTTGGTTTGTTGTTTAGATCGGGTGAGGATTATATTTGGAAAACTCATTCGTTTGCTAGAAAAGAATTTTTAGATAAATACAAATTAAAACCACCTATTCATGAATGGGAAAAGAAAGGCTTACTTACAATTGTAGATGAACCAACTATCAATCCTAAACATATTATTGATTGGTTTAGTGAAGCTCAAAAAAGTTATGGCTTGCAAAAGGTTGTAGCCGATAACTTCAGAATGGATTTACTTAGACCTCTATTTGAGGATGCAGGTATTGAATATGAAGTCATCAAAAACACTCGAGCAATCCAATCATTACTAGCGCCTCGAGTTGAAGATATGTTTGCGCAACATCATATTATCTTTGGTGATAATCCATTGATGAGATGGTACACGCAAAATGTGGCCGTCAAAATACGTAAAGATGGTAACAAAGAATATGAAAAGAAAGAACCAATAAGACGTAAAACTGACGGCTTCCAAGCCTTAGTGCATGCTTTGTACCGTGCAGATGATTTGAAAGATTCAAATTTAGAAGAAGAAATCAATCTGTTACGTGGCTTGAGATTTTAACTGAAGGGAGGTTAAGTGAATGGGATTGTTCGATAAGATTTTTCAAAGAAACAAAGAGTTATCGTGGATGTATGATCTAGAGTTGTTACAAGATGTAAGTACAAAATCCTATATTAAGCAAATGGCACTTAATACGGTTGTTGAATTTGTTGCAAGAACTATATCTCAATCTGAATTCAGAATTAAAGAGAATGATAAAGCTGTAAAAGATTCAATGTATTATCTTTTAAATGTTAAGCCTAATCCAAATCAAAATGCTACGCAATTCTGGCAAAAATTTATCTATAAATTATTAATAGACAATGAAGCACTCATCATCAAATCAGATGATGATTATTTTTATGTAGCAGATAACTTTGAGAGAGAAACTGATTTAGGTTTGTTACCGCAAAAATTTAATTCAGTTACGGTTAATGACTATGTTTATAGTCGGTATTTTTCAATGGATGAAGTTATTTATTTGGAGAACTCAAATAAAAAGTTAGATGACTTTATGATGGGTCTATTTGAAGATTACGGCGAAGTATTTGGTCGCATGTTAAATATGCAGCTAAAACAAAATCAAATTCGTGGAGTTGTTAATGTTGAATCAACAACTTTAGATAATAAACTCATTCAAGATTATATCGACATGATCTTCAATACATTTGAGAAGAATCAAGTTGCAGTTATACCGTTAACAAAAGGTTTGAGTTACGAAGAACATTCTTCTAAAAGTGGTTCAACAGGCAAGTCGGATTTCGGAGATTTGAGAGCGCTAGTTCAAGATCTCCTAATTTATGTATCAAGAGTAGTTGGCGTAACACCGTCATTAATTTTAGGAGAGAATGCAGATTTAGATAGAGCAATAGAAGCAACTAATAAATTTTGCTTTAAACCTTTAATGAAAAAGCTTGAGACAGAATTAAATGCGAAGTTATTTGAAGAAAGTGAATACCTTGAAAGTAATATGCGCGTTGAAATTGTTGGTATAGATAAGAAAAACCCACTCGAATTATCTGAAGCGGTTGATAAGTTACGCTCATCTGGTACATACACTGGTAATCAAATCCGTGTAATGCTTGGAGATGAACCAGGGGATGACCCACATCTTGATGAGTACGTGTTAACTAAAAACTACGAAGCCGTTTCAGATGAAGGAGGTGATGTTGAAAATGAGTAGCCCAATCGTAAGGAATGTCACGCCAGTTTTTAGAAACGAAACTGAGAATGATAAGCATATCCTAACATTATCAGGTACTATTGCTAACTTTCCGTTTTTTGAAGATGGTATTTCTTCAAAGGCTGTTAAAAATTCACTTGATAATGTAGATAAAGATATCGTCATTCGCTTAAATTCTGGCGGCGGTGATGTGTTTGAAGGAATTGAAATTTATAACTATCTCAAATCGCTTTCAAATCATATCACTATTGAAGTTACTGCATTAGCTGCAAGTGCTGCATCTTTAGTAGCAATGGCAGCAGATAAGATTATTATTCGTACAGGTGCGAATATGATGGTGCATGAAGCTTCGACAATGGCTTTTGGCAATAAATCAGACATCCAAAAAACCTTAAACGCTTTGAATGCGATAGACACATCTATTGTTGATATCTATCAAGAACGAACAGGTTTAGAACGTGATGAGATTAATAATCTAATTACAAATGAGACCTGGTTTACTGCAGATGAAGCGATTAAAAAAGGTTTTGCAGATGAAAAATCATCTCGTAAATCGATTGATAAAAATAAGGAGGGGGTTAACAACGTGAAAGACACTAAATATGTTGCAATGCTTAAGCAACAATTACAAACTATCACTGCTATGATTGATGAAGCAGAAGAAGAGCCTAAAGAACCATCAAGTGGAGATTCTTTAGAACAACGTGTAGCCGATATCGAAAATGATATTAAAAACATCAAATCTCGTCTTGATAAATTAGAAAAAGGCGAAGATGGTGAAGGTGAAGAAGAAAAGAAAGAACCTACACCACCACAAAACAACAAATTTAAAAGGTTCGCATTTTAACTAGCTATTAGTAATAGAAACTAATGGCTATTTTTTATGCATAAATTTAAGGAGGAATTTATTTATGACTATTAAGGTCAAAGACAAATTAAAAAGCTATCAAGATCATAAAGCACATTTTGCAGAATTAGTTCAAAACGGTGCGTCAGATGAAGAACAATCTAAAGCATTTGGTGAGATGTTCGATGCATTATCAAATGATTTAAGAGATGAAATCTCTGCTGAAGTAAACAACCGTGTGGTTGATAATGGTATTTTAGCAAAACGTTCACAATCGCCTTTAACTTCTGAAGAACGTAAATTCTTTAATGAAATCAATACAGAAGTAGGATATAAAGAAGAAAAATTATTACCTGAAACAGTTATTGAACGTGTGTTTGATGATTTACAATCAGAACATCCATTACTTTCAAAAATCAACATTCAAAACGCAGGTTTAGTAACACGTATCATTAAAGCAGAACCAACAGGTCAAGCTGTTTGGGGTAAAATCTTTGGTGAAATCAAAGGTCAATTAGATGCTGCATTTGATGAAGAAGAATTCAAACAATCTAAATTAACTTGTTTCGTAGTTATTCCAGATGATTTAAAAATGTTTGGTCCTAACTGGGTAGAGCGTTTTGTTCGTACTCAAATTGAAGAAGCTATTTCAGTTGCTTTAGAAGCTGCTTTCTTAACTGGTGAAGGTGCATCTAAAGACCAACCAGTTGGATTGATGAAAGATATCCAAGAAAATGGCGGTGTCGTTGATAAAACAACATCTGGAACTTTAACTTTTGCAGATGCAGACACAACTGTAAATGAATTAAAAGACGTATTAAAAGGCTTATCTGTTAAAGAAAACGGTAAAGAAGTAAACATTGACGGTAAAGTTGTATTAGTAGTTAACCCACAAGACTCATGGGATGTACAAGCACGTTACACTTACTTAACTGCTAATGGTGGTTTTGTAACTGTATTACCTTATAACGTACAAATCGTATCATCTGAATTTGTTCCAACAAATAAATTAGTTGCTTTTGTAACTGATCGTTATGATGCAGTACGTGGTGGCGGATTAACAGTAAAAAAATTCGACCAAACTTTAGCTTTAGAAGATTGTATTTTATACACTGCTAAAACATTTGCTTATGGTCAACCAGCTGATAACAATGCATCACGCGTGTATGACTTAGAATTATCTACTGCAGTTCGTACTTCAACTCCTGCAGGTGGTACTACAGACGGTGCAGCACAAGCCTAAGAAAGTAGTTGATACTAATGCCAAGCGTTAAGATATCGGATGAAATTTTAGATGAATTTAAAGAATACACTAAGATTTCTCATGATACGGAAGATGAACACTTATTACGTGTTTTAAATATGTCTTACGAGAACTTAGAAACACGTTTTGGTGCATTTGATATTAATAGTAATTTGAATGGTAAAAACTTAGTTTTTGCACGCGCTCGATATGATTATGAAGATTTATTAGAGTTCTTTAACGACAATTATCAAGATGATTTGTTACACTTTGGATTTTTGACATTAAGAGAGCGTGATGTAAATGAAAAGTAAATTTAAAAAACCATTTATTACAACAAAAAAGTTAAATACGCGTGTTCATTTTTATGAGTATCAAGATAACGAAGGACCAGAAGCAGGTGTAAAACGTAAAAGAGTTTTATATCATTGTTGGGCATACGTTCCACAGTGGAAAATGACTGAATTACAACAAGCAATTGCAAATGGTACAGAACATGATGTGAAGATATTTATACGTGAAACACACGGGCAATATATACCAAACGAGAAGCATTACGTTGAAATAGAGTCGCCATATATTCACCAAGATTTGAATATTAAATTAGTACAACCTGATGTAGAGAACGAACAATTTTTAATGCTAACTGCAGGGGTAGTAGCTAATGGCGAGTAAAAATTTTTCAGGCATTCGTGCAGAAGGATTAGATGAATTGCAAAAAGAACTTGATAGACGTTTTAATCGCAAACGCATTACAAAGATTATTGATGACGCACTTTTAGAAGCAGGTCAAATAGTTTTAGATGCGATTAAAGCGAATATCCGATATTTCAGAGACACAGGGGCCGAATATGCAGAAGCTAAAATCTCAAAACCTTATTGGGATAAAGGTGTGCGCTCTGTCCGTATTTATTGGGAAGGTCCACATCATAGGTATTCAATCGTGCATTTAAACGAAAAAGGTTTTTATGCTAAAAACGGTAAGTTTGTTAGACCTAAAGGCTTTGGGGCGATTGAAAAAGCATTACGTTCTGCAGAAGTTGCGTTTTATAAAAAAGTACAGGAAGAAGTTGAAAAGTTATTATGATTGATATTTTAAATACAATTTATAGCGTCTTAAAAAATGACGAAAAACTAATGAAGTTACTCAATGTTAATAACATCAAATTCAACGATTATCCTGATGTTAAGGATATTACGCAACCTTATGTAGTGCTTGATGATTTTGATGATCCTATACCGGAATTACATTATGACGGAGACCGAGTAGCTTATAACTACATTGTTCAAATTGATGTGTTTGTTAAGGCAAATGATAGCTACAATGCAAGGCTTCGTAGAAATGAAATATCCCAACGTATCAGTGACTTGCTCTGGAAAGAATTGAAAGCAGGGCAAACAAGTAATTTAGGTAATGAATATGATAAACAGTTCGCTTTATATCGTTCAACTAGGCGGTATGAGGCGATTTTTTATGAGGAGGAAAATTAAATGGTCAAATATGCAAAAACACCAAAAGCTTTTATTAATATTAAAGATTTAGGTTTCGCTTTATTAGATACAGATGAGCAAGATAATGTTAAATACACAAACGTAACTCAAACTCGTGGGTTACAAGAGATTTCAGTTGAAACAGGTGGAGAAACAGTAAACGCTTATGCAGATGGTACTATTATTGAATCTGGTACAACTGATGGCGAAGGTAAAATCTCAATGACAATGCACGCATTCCCACAATCTATCCGTGAGTTAATTTTCAATGAAATTTATGATGAGAATGGTGTATTCCAAGAAATTAAAGGTAAACAAAATAAATATGTTGCAGTTTGGTTCAAACGTGAACGTCGTGATGGAACTTTCCAAATGGTTGGTTTAACTAAAGTGTTATTCGGAGATCCAAATTTAGAAGGTAAAACTGCAGAAGATGATTGGGAATTCAGTTCAGAAGAATCAGAAGGTACTGCAATGCACCGTATCAATGATGACGTACGTAAAATCTTATTCGATAGCGCACGTGAAGGTGCCAAAGTAGATTCATTCTTTGAAAAACTATTAAAAGGTGCTTACGACGAAAAAGTTGAAACAAGTGCTGGTACTGCATCAGCTTAAAAAGGAGTTTTGACTTATGGCTAAATTTAAAGTCTTAAAAGATGCAATTAATTTAAAAACCGATAAAGAGTATCGTAAAGACGAAGTTGTGGAAGAGAAAGTTAAAGATATCAACGACTTTGAAAAGCGTTTGAAAAACAAAGGGTATGAATTACCGTTTTTTGAACGCATTGAAGAAGAATAGTAAAGCTTAGGACGGTGTAAGAGCCGTCCTTTTATTTCGAAATAAAAAGGAGTTTTTTAGACATGTCAAACAAATTAAAACGTAATTATATTAGATTAGTAGAAAATCCTGAAGCAGAAGAAATTAAATTAGAAACTTATTTAACACCTCATTTCATTCCATTAGATGTATTATATGAAGCAACTGACGTAATGTCAGAATTAGAACAAGCTGAAAATGGAGAAATCGAATTATCATTCAAAGATCAATTAGATAAATTAATTGATGTAGTTGTAAAAATTTATGGTGGACAATTTGCAGCTAAAGATATTAGAACACGTTTGCATGCACCTGATGCTATCCCAACTTTACAAAAACAAGTTGAGTTTATAGCAAACGGCCAACAAGATGAAGAGACAAAAAAGTTTATTCAGAGCATCAGTTAAATAAAATAAAAGACGAAGATTTAACGTATCGTGGCATGAAAAAGAACTTGGACAAAGTTGTAAAACAGATGATTGAGAACGGCACACCGGCCGACCAAGTACTCAAGATGCCATTTTATTATATACTTCAAATTTTAGATGAACGTCATCTAAATACTGTTGATACTGATGATAGAGCAGATGCGTTATTTACTGCCTTATAGCCTTAGTTATCAACACTAAGGCTTATTTTTTATACCTAAAATAAGAAAGGAGTGACAATGAGTGGCGGAATCAAGATTTAAAGGCATGTCCATATTAATGAATATGCGTGATGTTGGTATTGATAGGACTATGAAACAGATACGTAGTCAGTTTAAAACATTAGATACTGAAATGCGTCGTTCTAATGCTAACTTTAAAAACTCTGAAAAGTCTATGCAGTCTTTCCAAACAAGAACAAAAGAGTTAAATAAAGCGATTGACGTGACTGAAAATTCAATGAAAGATATCTCAAGTCAATTAAAAAAAATGACTCTAGAAGAGCAACGTACAAGTGTGGAAGCTGAGAAACTACGTCAAGAATACAGTAAGCAGCATAGAGCATTACAAATGTATCAACGTCAATTAAACTCTACGCAATCCGAAATGAAACAATTTGGTACAACTTCTAAACAAACTTTGTTCTCAATGGAAAAAATAAACACAGTGTTAGGTACAATGAAACGTCAATTGAATATCGCAAACATGGCATTTCAAAGTGCAGAGAAATCAACAACAAGTTATAAAAACTATTTAACTCAGTTAAACACAGTTATTCAAAAGCATCAAAACACAATTAGAGTCTTAGAAAGTCGATATCAAAAAGTGGTACGAGAACAAGGCGTTATGAGCAAAGAAGCACTTGAATTGAAAGAGAAAATCTTGCAAGAGAAAAATTCTTTAAATCAATTAGATAACCAATACAAAAAGACAACTGCAGAAGCTAAGCGATTTTCTTTTGAACAAAAAACGCTAACTTCATCAATGAGTGAAATAAGAGCAAAGATGACGCAATTATCTCAATCGTTAACTATCAGTGCTAATAAATTTAAGCTTAGTGGACAAACTGCACAGGCTTATAAAGCACGCATAGCCGAATTAAATAATGGCATGAAGCAACAACAGCTCATTGTTCAAAATCTATCTAGACAATATGACTATGCTAAAAAGCAATACGGTGCTACAAGTCAAGAAGCACAACAGTTGAATGCTAAATTAACTGAAGAGCGTGTGAAGTTAAAAGAGTTGAACGGTCAACTTACACAAACTACACAAGCGCATAATCGACTTGAAATGGAACAAAAGCAAGGCATCTCATCTATGTCTCAAATAAGAGCAAAGATGACGCAATTTAACGATACTCTATCTCTATCAAGAAGTAATCTTGCGCGTGCAGGCGAAAGTGTTAAAGCTTATAAAGTTCATTTAGACAATTTAAGTGGAAACTTAACTAAACAACGAACAGTGTTGCGTGAATTAAGTGCTCAATATAAGCATGTTGCTAATGCGCAAGGTGAAAACAGTCAAGAAGCACGAGAATTAGCTAGTGCTATTACACAACAAAAAATCAAGATGAATGAACTTGAAACCGAAATTGATGAAACAACTCAAAGCTATAAACGGTTGGCACAAGAGCAAAAACAGGCTCAATATTTGAGTGGTTCAGGATTTGGTAAAGGTATTCAAACAGTAAACAAGTACAAAGATTCGATTAATAACGTAGGATCATCAATGCGTAATATTGGTTCAAACATGTCTATGTACTTTACGTTACCAGTTGTAGCCGGTTTTGGTGCGGCAATTAAAACGGGTGCAGACTTTGAAGGGCAAATGTCACGAGTAGGCGCTATTGCAGGCTCTTCTAAATCGCAATTAAAAGCTATGAGTGACCAAGCAGTTGATTTAGGTGCTAAAACTTCACTCTCTGCTTCAGAAGTAGCTAAGGGCATGGAAGAATTAGCGGCATTAGGTATGAATACTAATCAGATTATGAAAGCTATGCCAGGTGTTATTAGTGCGGCAGAAGCAAGTGGTTCAGATTTAGCAACAACTGCCACAATTATGGCTTCATCTTTAAACTCATTTAACTTAAAAGCTTCTGATTCAGGTCATGTTGCAGACTTATTAGCAACTGCAGCTAATGACAGTGCAGCAGACGTTCAGTATATGGGAGATGCACTTAAATATGCAGGTACACCTGCACATTCATTAGGTGTTACATTAGAAGATACTTCTGCAGCAATTGAAGTTATGAGTAATAGCGGACTTGAAGGCTCACAAGCTGGTACTGCATTACGTGCATCTTTCATCAGACTAGCAAAACCATCTGCTCAATCTCAAAAAGCCATTGATAAATTGGGTATTTCTTTATCAAATTCTAAAGGTGAATTTGTAGGTATGCCTAATTTGATAGGTCAATTTAAAGATGCTTTACAAGGTATGACTAAAGACCAAAAACTTGCATATGTAGCACAAATTGTAGGTACAGAAGCAGCAAGTGGTTTCTTAGCATTGATTGACGCAGGTCCAGCTAAACTTAAAAAGTATAGCGACTCATTGAAAAACTCAAATGGTGCATCAAAAGAAGCAGCCGATAAGATGAAAGATAATTTAAAAGGATCACTTGAACAATTAGGTGGTGCTTTTGAATCACTAGGTATCACAATTGGTACTGCTTTTGCACCAGTATTAAGAGGATTAGCTAAAGCTGTAACCTTCTTAGTAGAGAAGTTCAACAACATGCCAACACCATTGATTGTTTTAACTACAATATTTGTCGGTTTAGGTGCTGCAATAGGGCCTTTACTGGTACTAACCGGGATACTAGCGCACAGTATTGTTGGTATTTCAGAAGCTGTAACTTTATTAACGGCTACTGAAGGTGGACAAGCCTTCTTTACGAAATTCGGTGCAAATATTAAAGGTGTTCTACCTAAAATAGGTGGATTGATTACTAGAATACCTTTAATAGGTGGACTTATGACTGCATTAACAGGACCAATAGGGATAGCAGTTGCAGCTATTGCAGCAATAGGTGTAGCCTTTGTGGTTGCCTATAAAAAATCAGAGACGTTTAGAAATATCGTTAATGCCGTAATTAATCCGGTTAAAAATGCGTTTATTGGATTATGGAATATTATTAAACAATTTGGCGCAGGGATTAAAGCAGTCTTTAGTGGAAACACTGGTGAAGGGTTAAATATTTTCAAAAAAATACTACCAGATGAAGCGGCTCGACAATTCACTTCAACGTTGCTAATGATACGTGGTGCTTATAATGATTTTGTTAACTTCATAAAAAGTATCTCAATGGTAGTTGGTGCTTACTTCAAAGCTTTCTGGAAAGAAAACGGAGATAGCATAATTGCGGCTTTCCAAATCGTGAAAGCAACAGTATCTATTGTTTTAAACACGTTGTATAACGCAATTATCAAGCCTATTTTAGGTGCGATTAAAACAAGTTTTAGCATTGTATTTAATGGTATTAAGCAAATAGTTATTAATGTATTTACATCCATTAGAATGGTTGTACAAGGCGGACTTAATGTTATTCGTGGCATCATAACTATTTTTAAAGGCTTGTTTACAGGAGACTTTTCATTAATGTGGCAAGGCATTAAACAAGTCTTTTCAGGTGCATTACAAGTCATTGCCGGTATTCTTAGATTTGCCCTAGGTAATTTAGTGATTATTGCTAAGACATTAGGTGCTTTATTAATCAATGCATTCCGTGCAATTTGGACAGTGATTAAAAATGTAATCACATTAAGTGTTAGAGTTTCAGTTACTGTGGTTAAAGCATTATTTACTGGAATGAAAAATGCGGTTATCGCAATTTTTACAGGTTTAAAAAATCTATCCATTGCAATTTGGAATGGTTTGAAAAATGGTGTGATAGCGATAGTACGCGGTTTTGTTCTGATTGCTAAAAATAACTTTGCAATTTTAAGAGCCTTTTTAGCAACATTATGGAATGTGATAAAAGCAACGGCTATTGGAATTTGGACTGCATTGAAAAATGGTGTAATTGCAATTATTCGTGCTTGGATTGCTACAAGTAAAGCAACGTTTAATGGCTTAAAAAATTTCCTAGTAAATTTGTGGAATTTTATTAAAAATACTACATTAAGAATTTGGCGATCCATAAAAACTGGTGTTGTAAATGCTATTAAATTAATGAGTACTAGCGTTCGCAAAACTATAGCTACTTTAAAAGCTTGGATGGTTTCAAGTTGGAACTTTATTAAAAATAGAGTAGTGGCGCTTGCTAAAGGTCTGTACACGGGTGTGAAAAAAGCGTTCTCTAGTTTATGGTCTAGCACGAAAAATATTTTTTCTAAATTGAAAAACTGGTTAGTAAATACTTGGCGTTCACTGAAAAATAGTGTCGTAAAACTTGCTAAGTCTTTATATTCGAGTGTTAAAAATACATTTAATAATCTGTGGTCTAGTACTAAGAATATCTTTAGCAAATTAAAAAATTGGTTAGTTAACACTTGGCGTTCTATTAAAAATAAAGTGACTGATTTAGCTAAATCTTTATGGAACAGTGTACGTGGAACTTGGACTCGTATGAAATCCGGAACGCACAACACAATGTCAAAAATCGCTAGTAGTACTAAAGCTAGTTGGCGTGGCATGAAGAATTCAGTTGTGGATATGTCAAAAGCTTTATGGTCAAAAGTTAGATCAACTTTCACAAATATGCGTGATGGTCTAAAATCTATCATTGGCAAGATTAAAAGCCATATCGGTGGTATGGTTAACTCGGTTAAAAATGGTTTGAATAAATTAATCGATGGTGTGAACTGGGTAGCTGGCAAATTAGATATGGATAAACTTCCTAAAATCAAGTTTTCTACAGGTACAGAAAGTACACATACCCAAAATTATGTAACTAATGGCAAATTAAATCGAAATACATTAGCAACTGTAGGGGATAAAGGTCCAGGTAACGGGCCAGGTGGTTTTAGACATGAAACAGTCATCCCACCTAGTGGAAAAGCATTTATCACACCATCTGCAGATACTACTATTCCATTAGCAAAAGGTACACGTATTTTAAATGGTGCTCAAACTCATGCAATGTTAAGCAGTGGCATGGTTCCTAAATTCAGTATAGGTACTAAAATTAAAGAATTTGGGGCTAACATGTTTGATAGTGGTAAAAATTTAGTCAAAAAAGGTGTAGGCAAAGCTAAAGATATTGGTGGTACTGTTGAGAAGAAAACTGCAAAAACTGTAGCTAAAGGAATTGAAATAGGGACTAACGTTGCTGATACAGCTAAAGCAGTTAGTAGTACAGTGATTAAAGGTATTGGCGATGTGTTTGATTATGTTTCACATCCAGGCAAGTTAGTATCTAAAATCTTTGAGAAAGTCGGTTTTAACTTCGATTTCTTAAAAGGCGCTGAACTCCCTTATATGCTTATGCAAGGCGCATATAAAAAATTAAAAGAAGGAGTTAAATCGCTATTTAGTGGTTGGTTAAGTGATGCAGGCGGTGGTGACGGTTCGTCATTCACTCACTTCCCTATAACTACTGGTTATTACCCTCGTGGTGGCGCACCTGGTTATGGATTTAATAGTGGCGCTCACTTTGGTATCGACTATGGCGCTCCATATGGTACAACAATTAATGCTACAAATGATGGTGTAGTAAAAGGTATTCATAACTTCGGTGGAGGACTTGTAGCTAGGTTATTAACAGGTCAATTCACATTGTTCTTTATGCACTTATCCAAAATATTAAAAGAAGGTAAAATTAAAGCCGGAGAACCGATGGCTAAAACAGGTAACTCTGGACATTGGACTACAGGTCCGCACCTTCACTTCCAAGTTGAAAAAGGTCGACATGATACAATCACCAATGCAAACACAGTTGATCCAGCCAAATGGTTAGCAGGTCATGGCGGCGGTGGAGGTAGCGCGCCTAAAGCTGGTATAAAATGGGCTCCACAAATCAAACAAGCATTACGTATGAATGGTTTACCAACATCATCTGCTTATGTTAATGCATGGGCACGTCAAATTGATAGTGAAAGTAGTGGTAATCCAAGAGCAGTACAAGGTGGTTACGTAGATGCAAATACCGGTGGTAATGAAGCTAAAGGTCTAGTTCAAGTTGCGAAAAATACATTTAATTCAATGAAGTTTCCTGGACATGGTAACGTATTTAATCCGTTAGATAACTTATTAGCTGGTATTCATTGGGCAAAAGTTAGATATGGCAAATCAGGAATGTTATCTGTAATAGGTCATGGTCATGGTTACGCCACAGGTGGCTTAATCAAAAATGCAGGTTGGTACAACATAGCAGAAGGTGGTTATCCAGAGTGGATAATTCCAACTGATCCATCTAGACGTAGTGACGCTATGAAAATGCTAGCACTTGCAGCACAAGATATAGATAAGAAAAGTAGTACTAGAGGAAATAAACGGCCTAATAACTTAAAGACACCTAATAACCTTTATTCAAATGATAATGATGAATTATTACTACAAATGATTGAGCAACAACAGCAACAAATTAATTTATTAATGGAAATTGCTAGAAGTAATAGAGGCATCGAGAATAAAAAAATGGAAGTCAATTTAGATGGTAAAAGTTTAAATAAAAACAATAATAAACATCAAGCATTAAATAATGCTACAAGATTAATGGGAGGTCGATAAACATGCCATTTACTATTTTCGACCCTAATATGAATAAAATAGATTATCCAGTTGGCGTTACGCCACTGGATTTTTTAGTATCTGCAATTGAAAAAGAACGATACATCGAAACTGTCAATGGTATTCCAGGAAATGTGAATTATGGTTTTGATTATAAAGAAAGAGAAGTAACTTTAAACTTTTGGCTTAGACATTATCATGGTGAACATGACCAAAAATTATTAAAAAGTGAATTATATGCAATGTTAGATAGTCAACCTTACTTTTATGTTAGTGACGATAGACTACCAACGAGAGTTCTTAAATTAACAGTAGACGAATCATATTTACCTGATAGAATTAACGGCTCAAACATATTCACTTTAGAAATTAAAGGACAAATAATAGGTATCCCTTTTTGGCAATCACGTTTTACCACTCAACATATACAACAGTATAAGTATGATGCGGATAATGAAATGTTTGGTTTAGGCGATAATATACATCTTGATTATTTAGATTATTCATTTGGCAATTATGAATTCGATATATGGAATGGAGGTAATGTTGATTTAGACCCTCGTGATATGTATATAAAATACACATTAAATAATGTGACAACTAATGGAAATTTAACAATCGAGAATGTAACCACTGGAGAAATTTTTGTATTTAAAGAAAGTTTAGTCAATCAAACGCTATACGTAAATCAAACCAAAGTTAATGTGGGCGTAGTGAACAGATTGAGAGATAGTAACAGAAAATTTCCTACAATCAAAAAAGGATTAAATCATTTTAAAATTACAAATTGTTCATATAGCAGTATAGATATAGATTTCAGATTTTTATGGAAGTAAAGGAGAGTATTTTATGGGCAGACGAATTGTTGATGCGCTTTGGGATAGAGGTAATTTAAAAGATATAAATGATAATTTTAAAGAGTTGTTTGATGATCAATTAATGGCAACTGAATTAAAAACATTTGCACAGAATATTTTAAATCAAGCAAACAAAGTTAATAGCGAGAATGGGAAAGTGCAGGAACAACTTAATCAAATAGTTTTAGATAGTAACAATGCTAATGCAGAAGTGGCACAAGCTAGAGGGTCTTTTAAATTATTAAATGAACGTTTAGATGCAATGAATAAAGCAAGTGAAAGGGGAACAAGTACACAGCCAGACTTTGTTGATAAACTTAATCGTTTAGTAAATTTTGATGAAATTCAAGTCAAAAAAGTTAGTGACAATGCTTTTACGGTATCTAACTTTAACAAAGCGGCTAAACGACATGTAACAAATGTGTTTCAAAAAAACGCAAATGATGACTATATCATATTATCCGAAAGCTATGTTGGAGGTACAACGGTTAGTGAACTGAATAAAGATTTTGTCAATTACTCAAAAGTAAGCGGAACAATAGACACAACTTATGCTACGCACTATACAACAGAAACAGGTACTAAAATAAAAGCGAATATTACTGGAACAGAAATATATATGCGTCGATTTGGAGATAATCGTGGTGGCATGTGGGAGTTTGTTATCGACGGAGATACTTCCAACAAAATAAAAGTTACAAACTATAAAGCTACTTCAGGAACAGATGATTTTAAAATAATTGGTGGTTTGGAAGATAAAACACATTTGATTGAAGGTACTTTCATTGGAGCCGACCCTAGTAACTCACCTACCGGAGGTACTGCAAGAGGTTGGTTAAGTTATGCAGATGCTAACGGCGTTGGAAGAACATTCTTTTCAAGATTTACTAACGAAAATATGACAAGAGAAAATACTTTAAATGCTGCAATGAGCAATAAAGATTTTGCTTTAAGAATTAAACCTTCAGGTTATTCGGGTGACTATCACTTTGTGCCTGAACATAATGCGGTTGGCACTGCATTTAAAATAAACAACACTCAATTTTTATTAGACGGTAAACCTTTGGATATATTTAATTTACAGGTTGGTGTAAGCAGCAAAGGTAAAAAATTCACTTTAATACAATCCATGTATGGTCGTTACCCACTTACTAACGAAAATTTATTGAGGATTGATAATGTTCACGAAATATCGTTGAATTCAAGTATTAGGTTAATAGGTAAAGTTACTGTTCTGAAAAATATAGATATTCAAGACGGTTATTTTTTAATGTTACCAGTTACAACAGAAACAGCTTCAAGGCTAAAAACATCAAGATTTAACGACTATAATACTCAAATAACTGACGGTTCACAAACTAAATTAGCAGTAGAAAAAGATGATACAACTTCATTTATTTTTACAAGTGCTACGAATACAAATCTATTCTCATCTTTAGTTGTTAACGATCCTGAACGTTCAATTAGAAGTGGTGGAGATGGTAAATTTCCCGAGGGACAAACCGCATGGATAGAGCATAGAAACGCATCAATGCAAAAACTATATCAATCTATTTATCGTTTGTCATCGATTAAAGCTGGTACAAATTTATATTACGACGGTATTTATCTATCGGGAGAAATACCGAATGTTCACAATTTATTCTAAAGGTTAGTTTAATAGCTAGCCTTTTTATTTTGGAGGTGAATAAATGTTTGTAGATAAGTTATATATACGTGATTTGTATGGCGTGGAACACGCAATAGAAGGCACCGTATCGCATGAAATGGAGATTAATGGTGACGAACGTATTGATATAGAAATACCTTATACTTTTTATAATCAAGAAGTGTTGAATAGACAAGAAGATTTAAAATTTTGGATAGTAGGTTTTGAAAACAAAGAATATAAAGTGATAAGTAGCACCACCACAGGTTATGGAGATTATTATAAAGTAACGATTACTGCTATTTTAGATGTATTGCATTGGTTAAATAACCGCCGAATTTATGAACGGATTAGTGCTAGTCTAACGGTAACAGAGGCGTTTAATTTAGTTTTTAATGATACTCCTTACACGTATGTAATAAGTGACCCAGCGCCGTCAGAAAGTTTTGAAGGCTTAGGTGAAGGTGCCACTAGATTAGAGATGTTTAAAACATTTATCGAGCGTTATGGTTATGAGTTCAAAATTGTTAATAATGTAGTTTATTTATATACAATGATTGGGAACGATACCAATTTTGAATATAGATATAAAATAAACGCGTCAAATATAGTTAGAGAAACAAGTGCTGAAGAAATGTACACCTATGTGGAAGGTTATGCAGATTATGATGACGAAGGCGACGATAAGGACCCTACAAAAATTGCGAAATTAAGACCTGGAAAAATGAAAAATAACCCTTATATATCACCTTTTGCTAATTTAGTTGGAGAATTACATGCGCCACCCATACGTGACGGCAGAATAAAAAAAGAAGAAACACTATTAAAGCGAATGCAAGAAGTTGTGGATAATAGTTTTAAAATTAGTTTTACTGCAGATATTCATGACATGGAAAACAATGGGTATAATTACCAACATGCAGAACTTGGCGACCGTGTATTTTTAGTTGATGAGCGTATAAACTTAGATACCGAAATTCGTGTAGTTAAAATTGAACGTAATTTTGATGCTAGAGGTAAAATGTCTGATATTAAAATCACTTTTGGCACTCTTGGCGACGGAGAAACTTATGCATCTAATTTAAACAGTGCAATGGCCACAGTTAATGATTTGATGACTGGTAAAAAAGTTTTGCCAAATGAAAGTTTAAGTATCATTACACAATCAATGGTTAAAAAAATACAAGATACATCTAGTGAATTGGTTTTTGATAGCAATGGTATACACGCAATAGATAAACAGAATGCTAATAATATAGTTACACTAAATAGTAATGGTTTATATCTATCCACAGACGGAGGGGCTACCGGTAAAACAGCTATTACTGCCGAAGGTATCGCAGCAAATGCTATCACTACGGGTTCTTTAAATGCCAATTTAATTAAAGTTACGGGCGGCGATAAAGATAAATATATTGAAATGCAATCAGATTATTTAACTTTATACGGAACGTTTAGAAGAACATGGCAAAAAGAAACTACCATAAATAATGTATATACTAGACTAAAAGACGGTCATTTAAGATTTAGAAATAACGATTTAAGCCGTTCATTATACTTTTCTGACTTTGGTATATCAACGTATATAGACGGTAGCCAAACAGATGCTTCAGGTACTTTAGAATTTTTTGATTATACTTATTCCACCGCAAGAGGTGTAACACTTAATTCAGGTATGGGGGTTGTTGCACTTAAAACAGATGCAAACCGTATAATGATAGACAGTAACCAAACTGTAAATATTGAAAGTGAAGAGGCATCTGTTTATGTACGACCAATGAAAAACAACAGAAATGGTAGTAATGAATTTAGATTTTGGGTCAAAGACAATAAAGCGGCAGACGATACTGACGGTGTACTTACTTACGGTTCTATTACATCAGGTTCGGCTTTTGGCTCAGGTATTCGATTTGATAAGAATAAAAGTACAAATTTTGTATACGCAACAAATAACAACGGAGATATTGGGACAGGTGATTTTTATGCTCGTGATTTATACGGTATGTTGCGTGCTAAAGATACAAACGCTTATGTAGGTGTTGACGGTGCGTTAAGAGTAACTGACACAAAAGGCCTTAATGGTGGTAGCCCTAACTACAAAGATATACAAGCCAAAGATATTATGGCCAATTCGATTAGAACTGACGGCGGTAACTTTTACATTGGTTGTTCTACTGATGAGGTTAGAGTTACTAACAACTTATTGTATAACGGTGGGGATATAGGTTATAAACCAATCAAAGCATCAGATTTTAAAAATGCATCTTTAGAAGAATATAAAGAAAACATAAAAAAATGGAATTTTGATGCATTGAAACAAATAGCTTATGAAACTGAACTATATTCATTCAATTATAAGTCTGATGAAAATAAAGAAACGAAACATGGTTTGATAATTGGTGAAGGTTATAAAACGCCCAAAGAACTAATCAGTGGTGATAGCGTTAATTTATATGCCATGATTACGTGGGCATTTAGAGCCATACAACAATTAAATAAAAAAATTGAGGTGCTAAAAAATGATAGATGAAAAAGACATTAAAATAGCAGTAATGAAAAAACAGATTGATGAGCAAAACGAATTTATTATTAATCTTCAAGTACAAATCGAAAAATTATATAGAGAGAAACAAGAACTTGAAGAACAATTAAATGAGGTGTAGCACATGAAAGACAACGAAATAACATTCAAAATGTTTTCAATCTTGATGATTAGTGTTGGCCTATTGATGTTTGAACGTGGGTTCTTTTGGACTAAAGAACAAAATGATGTGCTAGATGATAGTGATTTTTACATGGCACTACATCAAATCATGCCAATTTGGATGTGGGGTATTTTAGGCATGTTATTTAGTATACTCATCATCATTGCGCCATTCTTTTTACCTAAGCAACATCTCAACAATAAATTTAATTACTTATGCTTAATAGGAGGTACCGGAAACGGCGTCTTCTATTTTTTAATGACTTCGGCATCCATATTTAATGCGATTAATTGGTTGACACCTTTGCAATTTGCAACGTTTACCACAATCAATATTTTAATAGGTTTTTACGGGGGTGCTGCAGTTGTCAGAAAACGATAGCCGTTTTGTAACACGTACAGAATGGCTCGATAACAACATTAAGGTTGACGAAAAGATAGATAAAGTTGATAGAAAACATACAGATGCTTTAAACAACTTATCTGTAAAAGTAGAACGCCAAAGCGTTTTACAAGAACAATCATTAGAAAGTCAAAAGAAGTCAGAAAAACACCTAGAAAAATTGTCAGAAACTATGGGCAGTTTTGGAACTAAATTCACAGATATGGAGTATCAAGTAAAGGATCATAGTAGACAGCTCGAAACTGTTAGCGAAGTGATTAAAAAGAAAAAAGATTATAGCGCAACAGTTGTAGGTGCAGTGATAACTGGTATTTTTGGCGTAATAGTAGCGTCAATCGGTTTTGCAGCTGCATTCTTTTAAGTCGGCACTTATGTGTCGGCTTTTTATTTTGAATAAGGAGTGGAATAAAGATGAAAACAGATGTAGGTTCGATTGCACGCACAATCGCTTTGGCGTTAGCGTGGATAAATCAAATTTTAGCAATGAATAAAATATCACCAATTCCAGTAGACGAAATGACTATTAGCACAGTGATTACTGGTGTGGTTTCTTTGATAACTTGGTGGAAAAATAATAATTTCTCTCACGCAGCACAAAAAGGGCAACAAAAAATACATGAAGTTAAAGCAGGTACAGACTCAACAGGCGCTGCACCTAGAATGAATGGAGATGATTTATAATGACATCAATTAGAACGTATAAACAAGCTATAAGTTATTTAAAAAGTTTAGAGGGGAAAGCAGTAAATCCTGATCGCGCTTTTGGATATCAATGCTTCGATGTAGCAAATCAATATTGGTTATACCTATTCGGTCATACTTTAAAAGGTGTAGGCGCTGCGGATATTCCGACATGGAACAATTTTACTGGTGAAGCTACTGTTTATGAAAATACATTATCATTCTTAGCTAAACCCGGAGATGTTGTAATTTTCAATAGAAATTATGGAGAGGGTTATGGTCACGTTGGTATCGTCATCTCTGCTACTTCTAACTCTATAACGATACTCGAGCAGAATTGGTTGGGTGGCGCTTATTGGACACCACCAGAAGTAACTACGAGACGCACACATGGTTACGATTTCCCTATGTTTTTCATACGTCCGTTCTTTGCTAAAGCAACGACTAAAAACAAAGTTAAAAGCAAAGCTAAGCCGGTTAAGAAAGTGAAAGCTAAGAAAGGCAAGAAAATATTACTTGTGGCAGGTCATGGTAAAGGTGCTTATTCAAACGATCCGGGTGCAGTAGCAAATGGATATAATGAACGTGATTTCAATCGTAAAAACATCATACCAAGAGTTAAAAAGTATCTTGAAAGTGTAGGTAATACAGTTGTTTTATATGGTGGCAAATCAATGAACCAAGACTTGTATCAAGATACGCTATATGGACAACGTGTAGGTAACTATTCAGATTACGGTTTATATTGGGTTAAAAAGAACGTGAAACCTGATGTGATTGTAGAATTCCACTTAGATGCTGCTAGTCCACAAGCAAGTGGCGGACATGTCATTGTAAGCGACAGATATCCTGCAGACGATATAGACAAAGCGTTATCTAGCGCTCTAGGTAAGACAGTTGGCAAAATTAGAGGCGTGACACCTAGAAACGATTTATTAAATGCTAACGTTACTGGACAACTCAATTTAAATTATAGATTAATCGAGTTAGGTTTTATAACTAGTAAAAAGGATATGGACTATATCACTACACACCTAGATAGTTTTACTAAGCGTATTGCAGAGGCTATCAATGGTAGGCAAATCAATGCGCCTAAGAGCAAACCGTCTAAAATAAAAACAACGTGGAATTGGGCTGGTAAGTTTACTGCCAATAGTACAATTAAAGTACGCAAGTCACCCGGACTTAAAGGCACTGTGGTTGAAAGTGGCTCATGGTTATACAATGGAGATTACGTTCCGTTTGACCAAGTAATCAAGAAGGATGGATACTGGTGGGTTAGATTTAGATATGTTCAACCCGGTTCAAGCAAAAAAGATTTCTATTGCGCCGTTTGTAAAATTACAGATAAACAACAAAAAATAAAAAATGAGAAATATTGGGGTAAAATAGACTGGAAATGATATAATTAAATTACCACGACATTACACAAGGGTAGTCCTAGTGACTGCCCTATTTTTTTATGTTAAACGTATACTTAAAAAATACAAAATGTTTATAAAATTTATATTCTTTATCTTAATATTAGGTTATACTGATATAAAAAAAGTTTGGTGATGAAATGGAGTTTAAATTAAATTTACCTGAACAATGCCCGCCTGGAAATGCAATATCTGTTAATTTAGCGCCTGTATACAGATTAGTTGATGGAGAAGAAGTAAGTTCTTCTGATTTATTGAGTCATGTAGAAGCAGGTTTGAGTTTCCCACCTGGACAAGAATGTCAAGCCCATGCAATATCTTTATTCCAAGATATTGAGGGATGTAAAAGACAACAAAAGAAATTTAAAAAGCTAAGAAAAAAGAGTATATACCAAGGTCAAATAACAAAAGATTGTGGAGTTGTAGATATATATCTAAATAAGAGCCACATAAATTTATGGGTGTTTAAAGATATAGATTTATTAACAATCTTTAAAGGAGATGAAAATAATGAGCATCGAATTTGAAGAACTTACAAGATTTGAATATGAGTACATTTTTGAATATTATGATATGCCTCTGTTTTTTATATTAAAATCTCCTAATAATGAACTTTATCTTAATTATATGATTGATGAAATAAATATAGATGAATACAAATGGTTTTTTTCAAGAATATCTAGAATCGAGTTAGATCGTATTTTAAACAATTTTATAGGTATTAAATCTTTTCTAATTCAATTAATAAATGAAGAAAGAATGGAATATTTGGTAATTAATAATAAAGAACAAAGCTTATCTTTTAATAAAGTAATTGAATTAAAAGATGACGAATTGCCTTTAGAAGATTATAAAGTAGAATACGATTACCTTAGAAATGAGAAAATAGAGAATCAAGAAGAAAATATTAGAATCGACAGTAGTGAATTTGATTTGATATTAAGAGATGTTAATAATTCACACTTAATTGATGTTAACATACTAGCTAATATATTAGGTAAAATGGAAATGCTATACACAAATATTAGTAAAGGTTATTCTAGTTTAAAAGTTGAAGCCGTCTATCCCTCATCTTTTGGATTGAGATTAGTGGGGGAAGAAGATTTATTGAATACATCTGAAAAGACATTAGAAAATATTTTGATATTATTTAATAATATTAAAGAATCAAACTTTTCTAATATAGAAGAAAATCTTAATATTGATAAGTTATATGATCTTAAGGCAATAAATAAAGCTAAACAATTAGTTGAAGATATTTATAAATACAATATTTCTCTAGAAATTAAACCGAAACAAAATGTTGAGTATTCTCATTTTATCGATAAAGAAGATAAAAGCAAATTTAAAAAATTAAGTGATTTTATAGATCAAATAACTCCTATAAAACAAACTAACATTGAAGTTAGTGGTGTTCTAACTTCTATTAACATGAACTATAGTAAATTTTCAATTATAGGTGAAGATAATATTAGATACAGTGGTAAATTAGATAAAAAATTTAAAGAAGATATAGCTGATATTCAATTCGTTATTCCTGCTAAAATTAAAGCTGAATTAAGCAAAATAGAAAAATATAATTTCGAAAAGGACGATTATGACATTAGTTATGAAATGAAAAACTATCATCAAACAATTGATTGAAATTTTATTATAGGATAAGCATTTTTTAACTGGTACGGTTATTTTCATGCTAAAATGTACCTAACAATAACATCTTTTCGATACTATATTCTACTAACCACGTTCTTATGAGCGTGGTTTTTTATTTAGGGACTCGGGTCCCTAAAAAGTCCCTAAAAATTAGTTTTATATGGTGTGTTATTAATAGACAAAATAAAAAGAACCCCGCCGTTATGGGATTCTTGATTTCGAAAAGTGTTTAATTTTCGGTTATTAGCGTCCTGGGAGGGATTCGAACCCCCGACCGATGGCTTAGAAGGCCATTGCTCTATCCAGCTGAGCTACCAGGACATGAATTTTTAACACAAGAATTATTATAGCTAAAGAAACCTTATTTAGCAATAGCTTTAATATAAAAAAAGTTTATATTTTTCACTAATTATGTGTATTTGTAACTCATATCGACGATGTGCAAGTGCAATAACACATAAAGTCGAGCAATTGAATTAATATCTTCAAGCCATATGGACGCAGAAGTAATCAAATGTATAGAACCAATAGGATGCATTATAAGCAACTATGAACAAACTATAAACATTTATGAATAAAGTAATAAATAGATCACAAGTGTTGAAATTATTCTCATCTATTATTCATATACTCAATCCAATTACTAAATAAAAGTACCATGATAAATAGTGAAATACAGAAATTAATAAAGTTGCAATGACCAACATTACGATTAATTAAATAGTTGAAAAGGACTAGAGTATATTCACTTGTCTGTTTAAATAAATGGTTGTATTGAGAATCCTAGACTTGCAATGGTCTCTTAGTAGGTTAAAGCGTTTATAAAACAAGGTGAATTTTAAAGAAATATAAAGCTAATGTAAAGGTATTGTAAACGTTTGCAGAATTGTCAGATTTTGCACAACATATTTGAATGCCTAAGTGTGTTTTATATAATCAAAGGTCTACAGTTTTGATGTCTAATTTATAAGTTAAGAAAGATAGAACGCAAATAGCATAAATCACTATATAGTATAAGTAACAAAACGATAGGTAAACAAAAACTTACCAATTAATCGTTTTTGGTTTTAAGAAATAGCTTAATGTATCTATTGAATTTCATACATTAAGATTTAAATACTTTAAATAAAAAGAAATGGAGCGATTTAAATGTCAAAATTAGTACAAGCAATTTCAGATGCAGTTCAAGCAGGCCAAAACCAAGATTGGGCTAAATTAGGTACAAGCATTGTAGGTATCGTAGAAAACGGTGTTGGCATTTTAGGTAAATTATTCGGATTCTAAGTTTCCACATATAACATTTATTGAAAATATAAATAAACATTATAAAGGAGATAGTAATCATGGAAAAAATCGCAAACGCAGTAAAAAGTGCAATTGAAGCAGGTCAAAACCAAGACTGGACTAAATTAGGTACAAGTATCTTAGATATCGTTTCAAACGGTGTTACAGAATTAAGTAAAATCTTTGGTTTCTAAATTTAAAAATCAAACAATTTAAATATATAAAATTAAAAGAATGGAGCGATTTAAATGTCAAAATTAGTACAAGCAATTTCAGATGCAGTTCAAGCAGGCCAAAACCAAGATTGGGCTAAATTAGGTACAAGCATTGTAGGTATCGTAGAAAACGGTGTTGGCATTCTAGGTAAATTATTCGGATTCTAAGTTCGACTAACAACATTTTATTAATATAAATAAACAATACAAAGGAGATAAATATCATGGAAAAAATCGCAAACGCAGTTAAAAGTGCAATTGAAGCAGGTCAAAACCAAGACTGGACTAAATTAGGTACAAGTATCTTAGATATCGTTTCAAACGGTGTAACTGAATTAAGTAAAATCTTTGGTTTCTAATTTAACGTTTATTTTAAAACTTAGTTTAAATCATAAAAATTATAGAGAAATGGAGAGATAAATATGCAAAAATTAGCAGAAGCAATTGCAGCAGCAGTACAAGCAGGACAAGATAAAGACTGGGGTAAAATGGGTACAAGCATCGTAGGTATCGTAGAAAACGGAATCAGTGTTTTAGGTAAAATTTTCGGCTTCTAA